CCCCCCTTATGCGTCAGCAAACGGTGTGGCAATCGTTCCAGAACCAAGCAACATTCCTTCAACAAAATATTGAGCACTAGCAATTGCCGTTACACGAATATAACTTCCGGGGTCACCGCCTTTAGTAGAACCATTCATCGTGATGACATCGTTAGAAGCCGCAGAAACCCACGTTTTACCTGTAGCCGCCGTGGTAATCCCGGTATACACCATACCAAGAAACTTGTCCGTTCCATCGGTCACAATATCCATATCCGTAGCTTCGGTAACCACCACGAAAGTGAAGGTTGCACCAAGATTGTTGAGTTGATTGGGATCTGTCGCATCAGTGGGCGTTGTAACGTCAATAGACGGCAACGTAAATACGCCATCAGCATCATTGGTTAATAATATTTTTCCTGCGTGAGATGCAACCGTTAAAGTCGTATTAGCCGTTAAGCTAACGACGCTCGGTGAACCAGCAGTAATGAATCCTGCAAGAGATCGAACTGGACCTGAAAAAGTAGTTTTAGCCACTTTGCTACCTCCTTACCAAAGGTTTTGCCCTAGAGTCTTGGTAAGCGTCTGCTGGGGCAGTCGCTAGGGCTAATTTTCCCAGATTAAAGCAAAAGGGGTACTAAGTACCCCTCCGCTATATTTTTATCAGGATGTTCCGGGGCTACCGAATATTCCTAATGGGTCGGATACACCGAATGAATACCTTTCACGCGCTTTATATCGAGCGTTTCCAGTATCAAAGTCTCCATCCATGCTGGTACTCATTGAAGTACGCACAAAATGTTTCAGACCATTCGGGATATCTGTTGAAATGAACCAAGCGTTCGTATCTGTAAGGAAATTATTCACAGAATAACCCCCTGGAATAACACCCATAGATCGAGCTGCATTGATATCATTATCCGCAGTACCAACCCTACCCTCTGATTTCAGCAACCGAGTTGCAACGAATTGCAAATCAGGTGGGATAATCAGTTTCTTAGGTTTTCCTGCGATTAACAGACCTCTTTCATCCGTCCAGTTAGAAATCTGAATAACAGCCGCTTCCAGAGAAGTTTCGTTTAAGTCAGATGCCGTCGAAGGACGATTAGAATTAGTTCCGCCAGAGACCAATGGATGCGAGGTACTACACAAGACCACACCATCACCATACGTATAACTAGCATTAAAAGCACGATTTAATATATTCGCACCTTTAACCTGCTTGGTATACGCCATAGCTCTTGCCAATGCTTTAGTGTATCGAGCCGACAAAGAATCATAGAGGTTATCCTCCATTGCTTCTTCAGTGATCGAAAACCCCATTGCGATGGTTTCATGGTTGTATCTTGCAGCCCACGCTTCCTGTGCATTATCGTAAGAAATTGCTGACCCTTCGTTCTTCACCGGAGCGGCTCCAAAACCAGACAGCTTTGCTTCTTCCTCAAAAGCACGTTCGGAAGTTTCTGATTCAAATATTTGCTTATGTTCCTCACCGTAGCGATTATACTCAAGTCCAAAAAGAGCATTAAGACCCGGAAGGAGTTCTTTTAGTAATTGTGCTCTACTAATAGCCATTTGTAATTACTCCTAAATTCCAACTGGGTTGTTATACGAATGACCGTTGAACTTAACTATAACGTCAGTATAACTGTCACCTACGGCTGAATCTGGCCCATCAACAAAATCAACAATTCTAAAAGCAATTCCAGTAGTCACAGCGACTGTCGCATCTAAAGCAGATGTAGAATTACCTGTAGTTGTTGACCCTGTACTGGTTGACTGCACCGCAGCTAAAGGAGCGTTAATCCCCAGAGCGGTTTGCGCCACAGTTCCGTCTGCTTGCGCTTGGAAAAGCACATCTGGATCGTCAACGACATATCCAACAGCGTCAGAAGCTACTGTACCAGTGGGCCAGTATTGTTTAAAAGTTTTTTGAGATGTACCCGGATCAGTGTAGGAGCACCCTACAAAGACACCAATAGTTCCAGCAGGAAACTGAGAAGCATTACTACCTATAGTAGTAACAATTTCCAATGTCCCAGCAGCAACTATTGCAACAACACTACCATTAAATATGTTAGTGCCGTATGCGGATGCGATCTTTATTTGTCGTGTGGAACCTACATAAGGTTGCCCACCGATAAGATTTAGAGGTCGAAACCCATAAGGAGTCGCACTAGAAGCCATGTTAAATTCCTCACTTAACAGAAAGGTTAAAAACTATGCGCCTTTTCCTCCACCACCACCAAAAGTCACTTTTGTTGACTTACTGGATCGTAACAGTGGCATACGAGGGTCATCTTCGCGCATATAATTGTTATCGACAGACTCAGTATTTTGCTCAGTTCGTTGAGTAATATATTCATCTCTCTGTTGAGTAAGCTCTTCGTCAGTTTTGCAGAGAAGCAGCCCACCTATCTCTATCGAATCCGTAAATTGACTATTGGTATCAGGCATTGTAAAGGCTTCAGGATGTTCTGATGCTTTTACAGGTTCCCACCCTTCTCGAAATTTAGAAGACACGTTCTGCGGGTCATTCTGGCCCATAGAACTTACACGGATATACCGATAGGACTTACCATCTTCCTTGTTAATGTCTGGTAACAATTCAGGTGGAGTCCATTGCTTTGGGCGTTCTTCTGTTTCACGAGAGACAGTTGCTCTAGTGGTTTTAGATCGCCCCGCTGTTTTGGTATCTTCCATCTACGCCTCCAATTTCAATTTTTCACGAACATACTGTTCGGGGGTAAGATTCAGCCGTTGCGCCAACCTAACTTCCGAATTCGTAAGCACCACCCGTTTAGAGCTGGTGCTACGTTTAGCAGGAGAAACTACAGTCTGCTGTGACTGTCCGTTACTTCTACCTGCTTCCTGCTCAAACTTTTCAGGAAATCTTGTACGCATCTCTTTGTCAATGCGTTCATAATATTCGTCTGATGTCGGGTCAATTCCAGAATTAACTAATTCTTCATGCGTCCCAAACGCCAGACTTGTCATTGTACGATCCACCCCCCACCATTTTCTATTGCGTTCTTGCCACGCTAGCGCCTTTGCATCTGCTTGAGGCGCTTGTTGATCTGGAAGTGCTCGTTCTGCTTCTTGATTTACACTATGTTCTGCTGCTTGTAAAGCTTCTTCGGAATATTGTGGAACATAAGCTTCTGCATTTTGTGCGCTAATTGTTGCCGCAGTTAGTTTTTCAGTCGCATCTGCTACTAAATCTGCATCCCCTGCATCATAAGCTTCTTTATAGGTTTTCTTCGCTAATGCTAGTTCATGCTCTGCACTGCTTTTAGAATTATCTATTAAAGCTTGTTCACCCTGAGTAAGGTGTTGCTTTAACAATTTGTTTTCTTCTAAAATATTTTTTGCAAATTGGGCCGCAGCATCTCGTTCTTTTATTGCCGATTCTTTTAACCGCCGTTCGTCGTTCCAGACCTTCTTTAATTGTTTACCTTTCTCCTTGGAATATTCTTCCAGTTCATCATTTTCAAGGTCTTCAACAATTTCTTCGGGCATCGTCTGCCGCCCTTGGTCTTCTTCGGGCGTATCATCTACTATTTCTATCTCAAACTCCTGATTCTCATCAGGTTTTTCTTCTTGTTCTGGCGCAGTAATAACAGTCTCTGTTGCATCTATATTTTCTAATGCGGTTTGTGGCATGTCTATGTCCCTCTAATTCTAAAAGTTATTGTCTTTGGATTCCTCTAGGGTCTTCCACTACTGCTTCTACAGAATCATCGTTAATAATTCGAAAAGCTTTCCCGTGAATATGCAATCGCGTACCTGTATGGGGTCTTACAAGCACAAAATCGCCTTTTTTACACCATGCTCCTGTAGGAAATTTACCCTCATCCGTGTAACAATCTGGGCCTAGTTCCATTACAAACAACACCGTTGCTAAGATTTCTTCGTTTTTTTGAGTTTCATTAGCTTTTAGAAGCCCACTATCGAATTTATCTTCGATATCAGGGACCGCGCACAAGATATGGTATCCTTGGGGCTTAGGTAGTTGCGTGGCTTTTTTCTCATCAAAATCTACTATTTTTACTGCATCACTCATCTTCTTCAAACCTTTGTTGTAAATCTGTTAAGTATTCTTTCGTAGAAAGTAGCCCATTTATTATCCCGCATACATATTTGTATTCGGAATAGTCTTGAATACTACCACTACTTAACTTTTGAAGTAAAATATTATGTTTAGTATCAATTTCGTTAATCACTAATTGATATACGTCCATTTACCCCTCTTCTTCCGGTGTTCTACCGCTATTTACCATATTACTCACATTTTGATTTAGATTTAACCCTAATTTAGCCCCTTCAATAGCTTGTTTAACTTTTAAGACTTCATCTTCTTTTGCAGCATCTGCCATTATTTTAGCGGATGCTGTTTTTTCTTGAGACTGAATACGGGCTGCATCCAGTTGTAATTCAGCTTGTTTAATCTGGGCATCTGTTTGGTCTTTAGCCGTTTTACGCTGTAGTTCACCCTGTTTAAGTTGCATTTCTGCTTGTTGCATTTGGACGATTGGATCTTGCGCTTGCTCTTGCGCTTGCTCTTGCGCCATCTGTGTTTGGTTTTGTTGTAATAACTGTTCAGACGCATCCGCTACCAAACGAGAAAGTTGCACTTCTATATTTTCTGGTAATGGTTCTTCCGGCGGAGGTAACGGTACACCCAGTTGTTCTTCCAATTTAGACCGATATAGAAACGCAACATGTTCGGCAACATGAGCCTGACCTGCTGCGGCAACAGCTTGTGCATTAGGATTCTGTGCCATCATTTGTTGGATGTATGGATCTTGTGCTGCGTTCATATGAACTTTAATGTGCGCTTCATGATCCTGATAAATAAATGCCTTCACAGGTTTACCTGTAATAAGATCCATATTTTCAGAAACTGGATCAGTTGGCTTTTGTTCTTCTTCAGAAGGAATTAATTTATCTACGTTTTCTATTCCTATTGTCTCCAACATTTGTTTATGTAACTCAGGCATATCGTAAATCTGTGGCGCACTTGCAGCGAGTTGCATCACTGTTTGATACTGCACAACCTTCTGTGCCATTGTCGATGAATTAGGATTTGCAACAGGGACGACTTCCACCATATCGTAGTCAGCGCGTTTGACTTGTCGGCTTCCTTCACTAGGCTCATACGCATATGAACTAGGTGTATCATCTTTAATTATTACTGCCAGCAACTGAAACTCCTGTTTCATTGCTGCATAAACTCTCGCCTGTACCGAGGACATTACTTTTAATGTTCGTTCAAGTATGGCGAGTGTTGTACCTACAGGAGACTGCGAAGACATATCACTAATTTTTAAATCAGCAATCGACGCAAACCGCCTACCTTCTTCCACAATGCTTTGCATTAACTGGAATAGAACCTGACTTGGCTCTTTGTAAGGCAGCGGCATGATGTTTTCTTTTAACGAGCCGCTTGGAATATCTACATCGCGAAATTCAGCAGGAGATATGGGTGTGTCATCACCCTTAACGCGCATTCCCTTGGTTTTAAAACCACCGGGAAGATTACTTAACGTTCCTGCGTCAACAAGTTGGCGTATTAATGATGTTCCTGACTTCGCAAACGAACCTAGTAAATGAACTAGCCCAAAAGCGTAAAACCCAAACCCCGGAATGTAGGGGTAATGCACGAAGTGCTGACGTTTAAGTTTCTTCCTATCATTCTCTAGCCAATTACGTCTAACCGCTAAAACGGTGTTCGAATTACGCTCCATTGTTACAATATAAGGAAGCGCAATTCCTGTCTCTTTACCCTTTTCGTCTTTGTCTTCGTACCCTTCAACATCAAGGTCTACATGAAATTCGAGAATTTTATACCTATCGTCAGAAGATGCGCTAAACCCCATGTTTTCCGCTATTTTCTTTTCTATTTCATCTAGGTATCCGCCTTCGGGGCTATCTAGCTCTATATCTCTGTAAAACCCGGAGACTTGCAATTTACGAACTTCATTTTCTGTCTTACGCATAACATGGGTTACACGTTCTGCATCATCCAGATTACTAGCGCCATAAGGCACTACCATATCTTCTGCCGGAACATAAATAGACGCGGGGCGGCAGGTTGTCGGATCGTAATACACTTTTTTAAACGCATTACCCGCAAGGCCCAAGCCCCACAACATACGCTCATGCTCGGCCCGATACTCTGGCATCTTTTCTTGGACGTAGTAATTCATGTTAGCGGCAACATTAATAGCGGCTGCTCTATTCTCAGGTGTCTCTTTCCCAATAATTTTAGTCTTAACGGGGCCACCCGCAGGTAAAGTTTCCATAACGGTCTCTGATTGGAACTTTACTAACGCTTCAGACAACAACGGATGGTATACACCACATGCCCCTGCCCACGGTTCGGTACGGTCTTGTATTTTAAGACCTAACAATTCCATCCCGTCTGCATATGTTTCAAGCCAATCTTTTCTTGCGCTAAGATCCCCTTCAAAATCCTCCATCAAACCGGAAGCTATTTCAGATAAAAGATCCTCATCCATTTCTTCTGCAAGGTTTTCGTAAAACGGATTTTCTTTATCAGACATTTCTATCTCGACAATGGTAGTCAGTGCGCCTTCCGGTGACGCATCAAACTCTAGGACCGTACCCATGTCTTCTTCAGATTCTTCAAATTCAGAAACAGGCCGTCCGTCAGGAAGGACGATTTCTAGTTCGGGCATATTTTCATTTGCCATAACTGCTTACCTATGTTTTGCTCTGGTATGACCTTTACGTGCAATACCATCAATAGATTTTTTGCGAGATGGTTTTTTAGCAGCAGATTTTTTAATAAGACCACCTTTTTTAAAGGTACTTTCACCATTCCGTCCTCTCAACGCATCAAGCCATTCACGTTTTGTAATAACACCTTTAGGGTTCTTAGCGGATTTTACTAGCCTCTTTTCTTGAACTGCCTTCAATTTCCTATTGCGGATCGATTTTACCTTTCCCTGTGCCCTCTCCAGTAGTCCTTTTGCATCTCTTCCTGCCGCTTTATCTTTTAATGCCCTAGCTCTTTGTTCAATCGCGCCTTCATCGAGTTCTCGCTGCGGAGTTCTCCGTCCGTAGCGCAAGTTCCGCTCACGATGGCTTTCTCGTGGACGATTTGAGATTTTTACCTCTCCCTGTGCATCTCTCCAGAGATACATCTCTTCCTGTTGCTTACCTGCCGCCGTATTTCCGCGTTGAACGCTAGGTTTAGTATATTTAGGATCATTTGCTGCTTTCGTTGATCTTATGATGCCGCTTTGCCATTTTCTCTGAGCCGCCCGAGTCAGAGATGCTTCTCTTCTTTTTTTAGCTAATATTGCCGCTCTTCTTTTAGCTTCTTTAGCTGCTGCCTTTTTAGCTGCTACAACTGTTGCTACTTTTGCTGCTCCACCACCACCACCTGCTACTAGGCTAGCAATTGTTGCTGCTCTTTCCCCCGGAGTCTCTCCTAACGCATTTGCAAGCCTTTCACTTACACCCGGTTTTCCTGTAGCAAGTCGGCTGGGTTGTCTCAACCAACCAGACTTGTTCTTCGCTTTCTTTCTAGTTGACGCCATAACTACTTACCTCAGTAATAAACTGCCCTATTGGTATGTTGTCTGTAGGCACGATACTCTTTTGTATCATAATAATCATCGGGTTCATCCATTGATGTACGAATGTAACCCCCTTTACGAAAGCGCATTAATGCCATTGAGGTGGAGTCCACATAGTCATCATGTTCTCCCGCAGGAAAACTTGCGACTTCCTCTATCACTTCTTCTGCCCATCTAGTTGGTGGGTGCCACACTCTCCCCGAGGCAAAAATATCCGACACCGCATTCAAACGACTAATCTTATCGTTGCCTTTAGTGGGTGTAAACTCTTGTACTGGGATGCCCATTGCACGTAACTCATATATTAACGGCGCACCGCTCGCTTTTTTCTCAATAATAATACTATCCGGTTCCCACTGTTTATATTCTTCCATGACAGTTCGTTTTAATTCGGGAAACTCTAGCCTGTCACGGTAGGCGTT